CACCATAAACATACAACTTTCGGTGCTCCGGCCTTTTCTGCTACTTTCTTTGTTGTAGTAGTAGAAGGTCTTCTTCCTCTCGGCATTACACCGTCCCCTTTAATTCAATTCAATCTGCTGAACGGTACTCTTAATTAGATTACCCTCAGAATCTTGACACAAATATATAAATCCTTCTTTTTGTGGAGTTGTTAATTTTCCATCAATATAATTCATCTTAGAAGTATCACAAGCAGCGCCCTGCTCATATATTCTTGTGTCTCCCACAAAATAGTAACCAATTCTATGAGTATGCGCCATTACAAGTGTATCAAACTCATATCCAGAATCTTTAAAATAACGTCTGGCCTTTTCAGCAGTAGCCATCATACCAGACGAAAAACTCAACGGATGACAGAATATGGTCTTGCCAATCTGGCTATACCAATCATCTACAAACTCAATCTCTGCATCAACAACTTCACAAATTGGTTTAAAAGAAGTTGATTCACCAGTAAATTTATTATACCGTTTGAACCCATCTACAAAAATTAATTGTAACGACGTTCTCGGCATTAATTCTAATAAGTCAGAATCTATATTCTTAGCAATATAATTTTGAAACCGAATATCGTGGTTGCCAACATTTACGACAACCTTTTTAGGTTTAATCATTCTAATTAAGCCTATACAATATCTACGAGCTTCGATAATTTCCTCAATCGGACTCATTCTGAAAACTTTTGGAAATTTTGATAAGGCCTGACAATCCACAATATCACCATTTAATTGCAGAATGTCAACTTTACCTATAAAATCAGAAAAAACTTCTGCATCTCTCTGGAAAGGAATATGCAAATCAGAAATAGACAAAATTCTAATATAAGATTCGTCTTCTTTAGAATTTATATAATCTATACCCTCGCAAAGATACTTATATCTCTTTCTGTACGTGCTTTCGCCATAATCATTTCCTGTTAATTCATTCAATTCTTTGGCGGCTTCTTCCCATGTCATTGAGGTGGACATTACTTTGCCACCTATCTCCATTAAAAAATCATTGAACTTCTTACTCATATAAACCCCTTTTACTCCAATTAAATATTATTTTGATTTATCCTCTTCGTCAGGAGGCTCTGTTGGTAATCCGTACATCTTTTCAATGAGTGGCGGTACAACCCCATTCCCATTTAAAGCGAAATACTCCGTTGCCATATGAGAAAGATTTTCTCTCTCATGTAATGGAAGATATTTGTATTCTAAATAATATTTGTTATACATTACTATTATACTGTTACGAAGCGTATCTCTCATAGCATTAGAAAGAACATTCAGAATTTGTGTCTGTTCTTCGTTACAAGTTAAAACCTTATCAACGACTTCTTTTAGACCATCAACTTCTTTTGTAATTTCTTCTTCTTTTCTCTGAAGTTCATTGTACTTTTCTGTCTTTTCTTCACTTTTTTCAGTCTTTTTGTCCTAAGTAGTGAAATATCTGGTTAAGAGAAAAGTAATGAGAGAAAACGAACCAGTAATAATAGCAACCAGCACTGTGGCTTCTATAAGAATCACGCCCTCTCACATTTGCCTTGGTATATTGATGCCCTTTTCTCCTAAAAATAAAACCCGCAGGGGTATTAATCCTGCGGGATAAATTCAAATTAGATGTATTCGCCAAACAAAAAATCAAAGAGATTTGTCATTGGCGCTTCAATTGAAGTATGATACGAACCATATTTCTCGCAGAAATCCTTCAATTCTTTTTCATAAGCATTGATTGCTTCTGTGGCTTTCTTTCGCGCTTCTTCAACTTTCTTTGCATTCTGAGAGCGCTCATTTCGCTTTGCAATTTCCGCTTCTTTCTTGGCGGCTTCTGCCTCTTCTGCTTTATTCAGCAGCTCTTCCGTGTCATAAACTTTGTTTGTAATTTCGCTGTAATATTTCATAATTTTGACCCTCCTATTGGTCATCATTATATGTTCCGTCTAATCTTTGGAACAGTTTATTACCAGCTTGTGCTGGATTTGGCGACAGTGGAAGGATTCAAACCTTCGGAGCTGTTACACTCGGATGTTTTCAAGACATCTGCATTAATTCACTCTGCCACACTGCCATATATAATTCCTTTGGTGCGAATGGAGAGACTCTAACTCTCACTTCTTACGAAACAGCGGCCTAAACGCTGCGTGTCTGACAATTCCACCACACTCGCATATAAAAAGCTAATAGTTGGAATCGAACCAACAATCTTCCGATTACAAATCGGTGGCTCTGCCAATTGAGCTATACTAGCATATAAAATAGACCCAATGTTTTTTGTGAATTATTCTAAAAGAATTACTCAGTACCATAAATATCATTATAATCTTGTTTTATAATTTTGCTGTACGGGTCTAATAAGTTTGTGGCAACTATAAACAGCTCGTCTTGCGGTTCGCGCTAACACCAACATCGGCTGTGGGACTCAAAATAAAAGCGGTCAATACGAGAATCGAACTCGTGGTCTTCGCCGTGACAGGGCGACGATTTATCCATCTAATCTAATCGACCATATAAAGTAGACAGTTTTTAGATTGTATTCTCATTAACAATTTTTTATTAGTTTGCTGTAACTGTCTATAAAACATCTAGGACACAAATAACGAATTGCACTACTGCGTTGACTTTGGAGAAGCGCTTCAAAGCTCGCATGATGTGGTAGAAAATATCGGTGCTGCCCCGCTTCTCAGACTCCCAAAGTCCGCGTGTTACTGTTACACTATATTCTCTATATGTGCCGCTCTTTCAAGCGGTATTGGTTGAGGGTATTGGTACTGCCCCAATTTATACGGGGTCAAAGCCCGCCTCACTACTTTTATGATAACCCTCATTATGCGGTTCTGCCGCATCCCCTTTTCGTTTATTTATACTGGAACGAAACTAGGGCTTTTAAAATTATAAAAGTATAACCAGTGTTGGGTGCGGATTACGGTAACGCTCCGTCTAATCATGGCTTATGAGGCCATTGTGTGCAACTTGCTCAACTTATCCGCGTTATATAGGCAGATACGTTCTGCCAGACGGTATATTTAGGTTATACAACCATTTAACAAGGTGGAGTGTTAGTTCACAGAATCCTTGAGGCTCTTAGTAGCCTTAACAACAACGCGCTTATGCGCGGGAATTTCAATAGATTCACCAGTCGAAGGATTGCGACCAGTACGAGCTTCAATGTCCTTTACATTGAAAGTCACACCAGCGACAGTAAACTTCGTGCCATTTTCCAGCGAGGTCTTAATCGTAGATTCCAGAGTGGCAAGCAGCTCCTTCGCAAACTTCTGAGTAATGTCCGCATTAGCGGCAAAGGTCTTAGCAAATTCAACACTAGACATATAATTATTTCTCCTTTAATTCATTTGATTCATCATTAAGGAACTCTTCGTTCCTTATGTCTATATTATATCACAAACATTTCTGTTTGTCAAGCACTTTTTAAAATTTTTTTGAAGAAATTTAAAAATCTTCCTGTGCTGCCTCAATCTTGGAACAGACAATTTGAGCATCTGCTGTAATCTTGGCAACCTTTTCGTTGGCCTCGGCCACACTCTCGTTCTCTGCCAGAGTGGCAAAGTAAGAAAGAGCCATCTCTCCGCTGATACCAACAGAAATTAAAGCGGCAATCTTACCAGCAAGATTTGAAGCCTCGGAAACGCCCTTTTGGAACGCGTCCATATCAATATCAACTTTGAGTGTTTCCTTTTTAGATTCGGCAACAGGAGCGGCACTACAACCGCACTTTTTATTAGAAATAGTAGAAACTTTCTTAGAAATACCCATGTTAAATCACCTCGTCACAAATATTCAGTTCCAGTGCTTCATCAGCATTAAAATACTTATCAGTCTTTGTTTCAAACACATGATTGATATAATCCTCAGTAAGTGAAGTGTATTTTAAGATGATAGAAGTAGTCATGTTTCTGAGATTTTCAGCTTGAACAACATCTTGTTTGATGGTTTCCAATTTGCCATGAGAATACGTACTAATATCATGGAACATATAATTGGCATATCTATAAGCCTTTCTATGTGTTCCCACAAGAGAAATAATAAAGCCCATACTAATAGCATAGCCCATATTAATAGTGGTAATCTCGTAGCCCTCGTCCTTCATGCTCTCAATAAGAGAGATTAGGGACAGACCATCATATACGCTACCGCCATAAGAATTGATATAAATTTCAATTGGCTTCTTTGTGCCAAGTTTAATATCATTCTCGCGGATTCGCATTAATTCAAATTGCGCTCTAAACATAGAATCATCAGTAACTTCATCGTAAATCATAACTTTACGATTCTGAAATGCGAGTTGAGATAACATTCTTTCTCTGTCAAGGTACTTGGGATAAAATTCGTTATCCATTCAGCCACCTCCAACAATTAATATTCAGGGGTTAGACCGAGGAAGTCAAGAATCGCCTTTTCCTCAACAATATAATACTTCTTGCGACTGCCACGCTTATCCTTGTTAAAAATGTGGTAATTCTTATTTACCCCATTACGAATGAGCTTGGCCTTACGCAACTTTTCAAAATCTTCTCTACTAATTTGAATCATTTAATTTAATTTACTCCTTTAATTCTTTTATTGATAAAACCAAGTAAATAGCTTGAATATTATCATTGAATAAAATTTCGGTATAATCGTTAATAATACCATATTTACTGGGTTTCATGCAATTTTATTAACCTCACCACAAGCGTTCTCCAATAAAAGTTTCAGGGTTTTTACTTCTTCTACGCCACTTTTTGTGATTTTGGTCGGAACACAGCATACAGAATTTTCTAGCCTTACTGTTTCTTAATTCAATAGCTCCGCAATTTTTGCAATGAATATATTTGCCTCGTCCAATAAATTCTTCGTAATAATATGAAATATTAACACAATTATTTATCTCTAAATACTCAGGTTCATTCATTGCTAAAAATTCAGGACTAAACATCACGTATGCTTCATTCTTTAGAATTCTAATATCAACATACGGAAATAATGCTGACATATTAGCAAGTTTCTTACCGCCACGGATTCCAGAAGCCTTTTGGGCTTCGGAAACTTTCACAACATACTCTGTTTTTGCAACCTTATAATAGTTGTATATACATAAAGCCGTAAATATAAATCTCTCTATGTCTGGATTGCCTATCTTTCTAATTTCATTTATTTGTCTAATAGACACCTTAACAGGGTCAGTCCTAATAGGAATAAGTCTGTCTGCTACTTTGCTGCAAGACTTGTAACATTTAACCATATCATCTCTACTAGGCACTTTATATAGTTCGGCCAGAAGAGGGATAACAACATCCATAATCTGGTCTTCGCTATAATTAAGGAAGCGAAGATAACGTATTATCTGTGCCGCTTCGGAGAAAGCACGTTTAGCGGTTAATCTTTCTTTTCTTAGAAGTCTTTCAGCAACCTCTGGTCGCTCTTCAAAAACCATTTTTACTCCTTATATTCATCAATAAGTGTATAATTTTTACCAAAATACGGCTTTCCATTGTCATTTTGAACTATTTTATATCTATGTTTTGAATTATTCTTTACATTTTCTGCAACATAATCTCCAAGACAATACCATAATAATGACTTTTGATAAGTATTTTTAAATCCATAACAAGCATAAACAACATAATTTACTGCTGTCTGCTCATTACCAAGGATTCTAACAACATCAACAAAGAAGTCATTGTACAGTTCGTCAAACATAAATCCACGAGTTTCCTCTGCTTCATCTGCATCGAGATACCGTCTTAAATAAGATAAATTTACGGTAATATCATTACTTAATTTAGTATATCTTTTTAATAAGGTTCTTACTTCGGATAATGTTACTTTGTTAATTTCAGATTCGTCACAAGACATTAGACAAGTATAGTCAAATGAATGCGTGTTCTTGGCAAATTTATATTTGAAATCAAAATCTTCAATATACTTTGCCAAAATATTCATAGAGCATTTAGAATTAAATAAAGGAGAATACTGGTAATATTCCTTTAATAATTTCTTTTGCTCTGGACTTTTATCAACGATTCTAATTAAATCATTGATTCCCATCCCAAATTTTATATAACACATATTGTTATATGCTTTCTTATGTTGCTTATATTCTCTCATTTTCTGAGGATATACATATCCAAAGAAATAAGTCTTTTTACTGCAACATATATTATTTTGAAATTGAATCTCTTTGTTTTGTTCTGTTATACTATCTATTTCTTCCTGCGTTGCTCCGTCTGGAATTTGAATGTATTTTTGTTTCTTAGACCAATGAGAAGGAGGGGGCGAATATGTGACCCCTTTAGTTTTATCTATTGCCATTTATACCCAGTGTTTCCACTTATTTATATTAGGGATTAGACTATATCTTCATCCTAATAAATAGGATGTTCGGCACTTCCTATACGGATTTGCACCGTAATAGTACAGACTTCATATTCTAAAATAGAATGTATGTCTTAGTCGTTGCACCTTTCAAAATATCACTATTTTGATTTGGCACAGGGTTATCATATTATTATTTATTGTATTTTTTGAGGATATTTTTCACTTTATCATGAGAAACTCCATATTTTTCATATAGATAATTATACGATGCGCCATTTAATCTATCATTTAATATTTTAATTTCTTGTTCCTCTGAAATATAATGAATGTGACGAAGACTATTTTGATAATCTTCCCAGCCATCAACTTTTACATACTTCCATCGTCTTCCATATGCAATGTGAATAATTGTTTGAGGTTTAACGCAAAATTCAGTAGCCAAATCTTCATAAGAACAGCCAGCAATAAGTTTAGTCTTTATTTGAACTACTTGCTCTTCATTTAATTTTGCTAAATTGCAATTGTCTCCCGAAAAATATATAGACAAAAATTTCTTTTGCTCTTCCGAACGTTTCATTCCTCTTACAGATTCACTTAAAACTTTTTTATTTTCTTCGCTTAACTTGCTTCCTGTCATTCTTTTTCTGGCTTTTTCTGCAATTCTATGCTTTGATTCTGCCGTAAAATTAATTCCACCATCTCCACCATTAGCAATATTGTAACCATTATTTACAGAATCAAATTCTTTTATTTTTTCTCTTTCAATATCCCCAATAGTTTCATTTGTATCTTCTTGTGAAGATACATACAAGACATCAAATCTAAAAGAATCTATTCCGTATAAATCATAATCTGGTTGAATTTTTCTATTATGTTTTCCGCGACGAAGAAGCCCATTGTGTAAATCATATCTGGTTCTAAAAGATTTTGTAGTAGCACCTATATATTTTTTATTATTTTTCAAACAAGTTATACAATAAACACCGTTTTTATCTTTATATAAGTCCCATTCTTCAAATAACATTCTACGTTCACTTTTCATTGTTTCACCTCTTTTCATTTAAAATATACAACAATAATAACTTAGATTTTCCCTGTTAGCACAGTTTTATCTGCACACCTCAGATTTCTGAGTTCACCGAATTTATTTTTATATATATTACTATATACCGAAACTACAATATTAATTTCCTTGAAATAGCCTCATAATTTTTATTCTTTTTGAGATTTCTTCATATTCTCTTGTTCCTTCTTCAAAATTAGCCAACATAGCATATAAATTACTAGCTATATTAGTAATTCCTCCAATTGGACTATCAAAACTTTTTACATCCCAAGTCGGAAAACTATTAAAATTCAACCGCTGTTCTTTTACTTTTGTCTTTTCATAAGTAATGACTGGCAATGTTTCATCAATAGCGTCTATTAAATATTTATTATCAGTAGTTAGGACTATATCCTTTATAGTTAGTCAGGTCGTTAATCTGACTCTGTTTGTTTAAAAACAGCTTATATTCTCATATAAGAATAGACCATATCTTCGCTTTACAGCGCCTCCCATTTCGGATAAACTTTTATCCTACTCCATTTCTGGATGGTCGTTGAGCCTCTATCCTAAAAGGATATTTGGTTGCGGATTGTCTAATGTGAATACTTTTTACCATACCAAATTGATTAGATTTGCCAACATATATATTACTATTATGCCTTGGTATATTCACCTCTAAAGAGTTTCCCGCAGTTAGAGAGGTTTAATCACGGCAATATAATTTACCGTCAAAGTCCAGTTTTTGTTATCTTTTGAGCTTTTTATCTCAAAATTCTTATAGTTTCCTATAAGCCCAGCATATATTTTCAATTCTAAAAAGAACTGTCGGACACTCGTGGGTGGATTATATTTATTCACCACCTATGCGTTACGGTATTTAATAGCCTATTCGTAATCTATTAAATTACCTCGGTATTACCATATTATTAATAACTTAGGCTTCACCGATTTTGCCCAATTTAGAGACGCCAACTATTTCTAGCGTCTGATTGCGATATTATTGATAAATCCCAAATACTATATATATTACCCCAAACAATATATTTAAACCATTCTTTACATTTATCATCACAATAAATATTCATTACTTGGTTTTCAGCAGGAGCAACAAGCGGACTACGTTGAGTAGAAACCCTAGTAGCACCCTTTTCGACCCAACGTCTGGAATACATATATTTGGCTGGTAGAAGCCCCTTTACTTCCATTCCAAATGCGTGTTCAGCCATTGCATACAAATCAGGTATTACAAAATCATAAGACCCCTCAACATAGAGTTTGCCAATTTTAGCTTGGTCAATTTTCTTTTGTGCTATATCTCTAACTTTTTTCCTATTGTAATCATCATTTAGAATATCCAAATTATACAACAGACATTTGCCAAGAACTGATTCTGTACTATTCTCTATTTCTTCAATGGTTTTATCTTCATGACAACCTACTAAAAGCAAGGAAGCATATAAAGGGTCGCATTTTAGAACATTGTCAATCCATTCAACTGTTGGTTGCGCCAACTGTTTAATGGATTCTTCTGTGAAATTATTACTTTGGATATATTGATAATTTAATGGTGTAACAAAGTCACTTTCTTTTTTATTAACTCTGGCAACTCCAAATCTATGTCCATATTTTCTAAAATAGAACATATATTTATTCCAACTTTCGTATTTTTTGTACATTTTAAATTGACTTGATGTTAATATTACATCAATTTTGTCAATTTCCCATTCTTCTCCATACAAATCTGTAATAGTATCTTTATGAGCAACTTCTTTGGCAAATTTATGAAAATCAAAGACAGAAACAAGACCTTTAATAAATGGGGCGCGAATAATAAAAGATGAAGGAAGATAATCCAATCCTAAATCAGATTGCCATATAGCGGCCATAGCAGGACTAATCATGCCAGCACCGTCAAAAGCATTCATATTAAAATCAATACTTCTTTCTTCGATGTCAATATCGCCATCCTCATTAGTATATACCCAGTCAACTTTCTGGTCTTTTAGAGGATATTCAAAATCTTTTACAACACAAATATTTGGAGTAGACACTTGGTTAGTAGCTGACCCATAAAGAGAAAAATAAGCACTAAACTTTGCCAGATTAATTTTGCCAATTTTAGACTTGGTAAGCCCACACATCATAATCTGTTCAAGTCTATCATATAATTCTTCATTTACAAAGAATGCTGAATTTCTTCTGAGTTGACCAGCACCAGCGCAAAGTCTTTTATATCTTATATCATAAACAACATCATCAATTGAAACTTTTACAGAAAAACCATTTTTACAAATATACTTATAATCTTTTTTAGTAGTATCAGTTTTTACAATAAGTAAATCTGGTACAAATAAAGTTTTATTAATAAGATTTTGTACTTTGATTATCTCTTGAGTATCACATTTTTCTTGTCGTTTAAGTTCATTTCTTTTAGTATATAAATCTTTTATAATATCAGGACTATAATCTACTTCTTTAATCTTTCTTATGAACTTTAGAATTTGATTATCTCCTAAAGCAACAATTTCTCCTGAATTCTTAGATGTCTTAAAGTCTGTTTCAACAGATAAATCACTTTCAATTATTTTTGAAGTGTTTAATTTTAGTATGTAAAAAAGATTTACTTTGTTTTTTGACAATCTTCTTTTCCTCCTAAAATGTCATTTTTAGTTATGAAATCTAACATTACATCTAGGTCTTCAAGCTCATTTACTATATATACATAGAGATTTGCATATATTTCACTTGACAAATCATAATTTTTATATATAATATAGATAGAATCATCATTTTTGACTTCATCTATATTATTTATGAGTTGAAGTTTTCCAATGAGTTCTGGATATTTTAAATATATCATCTACCAAGCCTTTTCAAATTCTTCGCTAATTACAATCACCTCAAATCAACTATGAATTTTGTGAGTAGTATTTCGTAGATGGTTTCTACACTATTATTATAGCACAAATTTTCATTTTTGTCAAGTCAAAATTAAAAATTTTTTATTTTTTTTATTCTAAAAGCAAAAAGTGCTTGACAAATCAGCCTAAAAATGATATAATAAAAGTGGTGATAATCACACTTTGCCTATAAAACCTAGCTAAAACACTTGTCACCACCCTGTTTAGCAGATTCGACCTGCTAAACTCCGAAAAAACACCCTGTATTTAGGCCGTTTTGAAGCCCTCTCTCTTGAAAAGAAAAACAAGAAAAAAAAATCTTTAGAAAAGAGAAAAGAAAAAAAATATATAAATATATAAAAATAAAAACAAGAATATATTATATACTAAAAGTATATTTTATATAAATAATTATATTACAAGAGGTATTATATGA